GTATATATTCTTAATTTCATTTCAAAGCCTTTTTTAATATTAAATCTACAAGATAAGTCAACGGTTCTGCATTGGTTCCACTAACTTGAACTCCCCTCTTACTCAATGTAAAAAGCGCTGCGTGTATAACCTCATGAACTAAATCACTACCAATTTTAGACCTGTTTTTATATCTTGTCCAAATAACACAATTACCATTATTTAATTGCAAGCACTTACCATTAGCAGATTCTAGATCATAATTTATATAACTATAATGTTTCTTACAATAATTAGAGAATTTTTTCTCACTCCAACCTATGAAAAAATAAAAGTTAACTCTCCATAGCTTGCAATAGAACCAACCTGGACTATTCATTAATTTCCTTATCTCTAAGCTTCATCTTTGTGTCTCTCTATCTTGCATTAAATGTGCAACTAATCCCGCCGCGCTTAAAACCTTTAAATATATAGCAAATGTCATTCCCAAAAATGCATTTGCTGACGCGAGAGTGGACCTTTACGCACACTTGATTATCTGGCTTTTCAACGCCTTGTTCATCATATACTTTTTTGGTGCAAGAAATAAACACCGCCGCCAACAATACTATAACTATTCTAAGCTTCATATTTACCCTCAACGCCTCTCTTTAATCTATTTTCTGTTATTCCTTTTAGCGTATTTATTGCCATTATTTCACCACAACCGTTTCATTCAATAATAATTCAACCGTATTTTTATAAGCTCTTTCTAATAGTTCTTTTGATATATTTTCCTTCCTATACTCTCCACTTCTAGCCATCCCAGCCATTACCCCGTCTATAATCTGATCTAGTATATCAATTAAATTTACGTCTTCTGGTATGTATTTTTCATTATTAAAATGATGTCTTTCTTTTTTTTGATGTGATTCCCACCATGATGTTTCTTTAAACCCTGTTTTAAAATCATTATGAAAACCGTCTATGTCATTTATTTTTGTTAAGTCATGCGTATATTTTTGTCTATTCATAATATCTATAAAAAAATCAAAACCTTTTTGTATATCTTTTATATGAGTTTTTGATGCTTCCAATAACTCTTCTTTTGAGACTTTTGACCAGTCACAAGTCCGTGTATCTGCTGTATTACTTTTCGTAATCTCTATTGCCATTCTTTATTCTCCTGTTAGCCTTTATAGTAAAGCCGAATTGATATTAAATTATATCCTATGATCATAATTACGCACATTATGTATCCTATACCCTCGCTAATCATTCCGCTAATTCCCTAAAGCTCTTGTAATTCTGTTTCTCCAGAGCCAGAGCCAGAGCCATCGCCAGAGCCAGAGCCATAGCCATAGCCAGAGCCATCGCCATCGCCATCGCCATAGCCAGAGCCAGAGCCATAGCCAGAGCCATAGCCATAGCCAGAGCCATCGCCATAGCCATCGCCATAGCCATAGCCATCGCCATAGCCAGAGCCAGAGCCAGAGCCATAGCCAGAGCCAGAGCCATAGCCATAGCCAGAGCCATATCCCTTAAAGCTTTTAATTATGACTTCCATATTTTCGCACCATAGAAATCTTTAACCACGGATTCAACCACTGGTATTATTTCGATGACTTCAGTTAGTAAAATTGCATTAACTAACGTAGCTATCTTGCAATTGTCGAAGTCTTTAGAGCCTTCCATTGCAAGCTGAGATAAAGAACAGGCTTTAACCCAAGAATAAATTCTTCTAGAATCCGTTACTAGACATTCTCTCCCATCCCTTTCAACTAACTTACCAAAATGCACACCTGCGGAGTAAGTTCTAAACAGACAAATCTTACCTATTAGTTCACTTGCTATTTGATTTTCTTTTTTAACCACACTATCCGCTCCCATCCCTAAGAGACTGAGAATTAAACTTTGTTTTATTTCTTCTGTTATCATTTATTTTTCTCCTTATTATCTTTTAAGTTACCTATATCTTTAAGAGCTTTTAGGGCTATTTTTCCATTATCAGTAAAATTAAAATCAATAGTACCTATATCGTTTTCACTGTAAAACTTTAAAGCCTCTATAGCTATTTCAAGCTTTCCAGACATAGACTCGTGCTGCTGTAAAACACTATACTCACCCTCTTTAAAGCCCTCATTCCAACCAGAGCATGAGTTTTTACATGCGTGATTAAGCTTTTTCATCAGCTAAGTCTCTCACTAGTTTTTGGCCCTGTAGTTTCTCCTAATATAAATTCAACATCTATAACATCGCCGCTCTTTAACTCGCTCCATTTTTCTTGAATGTAATTATGGGAAACTTGATAAGTTCTATCACCCCATTCGTAGCAATCGTAGTGAGATTGACACCTATTGAATGAGGTAAGTTGAATTAGGGTTTCGCCAAAACCAGCTCTTTTTAATAAATACGCATCTTGACCACTAACTTTACTAATATCAATCTCAATTGCCATAACTACAACAAACGTAGCTTTGTCTCTTACCTCAAATATCTTTGTTTTCATTTATCTCGCCTTTCCTTTTAAATAGTTTTCACGCCAATTCAGCGTCGCTTTCATTTGATATGCTTTTTTTCTAAGCTTAGCGAAATCATATAGCCAGATTAGATGATTAGTTTTAGGGGACTTATAGCTAAATATTATAAAGTCCTGAGCTGCAAAAGAGTCATACCATTCATGAGTAATGTGCCGAGCTTTTCCCAAAACTATTTATCCAATTCTTTCAAAAGCCTATCCGCTATTTCTACTGCGGCTTTTGCTATTTCTTCAGACTGATACCTACCATTTAATTTGTCGGTAATAGATCCTTGAGCAATCATCGCGGTAAAAAATTCTCTACGTGATAACCCCCCGAAAGTTTCTACCGTCCTTGGAAACGCGTTTTGGCTTCTTAACTCTTTTTTATCTTCGTACATTCTATTATCCCCTTGGCGGTTAAAACAAAGTCATTAGCCAGTGAATTCCCAAAGACACTAGGCCCATCCAAAGACTTAGAACCACGCCCAGTGCTAACCCTATAAATTGATCCTCGCTTAACGGTGCTTTCAACATATAACCTCATTTTGTTTATTTGCGTTTTTATACCCCCGCATTGTACCAGTTACAACGCCCTTATCATTTTTTGAAAATTTGTAAAACTTACAACGTAAATCTGTGATTACACAAAAAATATATAGCATATAAAGCTTTTGTGTGTTAAGGGGCCCCACTTCCGTTATACGCCGTATAATATCAGTTTAAATCCCTAACCCATTAGAATCACTACAGAGTGTTTATATCTACGTTAGGAGTAAAGATATTTGACATGTTCTAGCTACGTTTATGGCTACGTTTATGGCTACGTTTATGGCTACGTTAGGAGTAAAGATATTTGACATGTTCTAGCTACGTTAGGAGTAAAGATATATTTCAGACATTTGACCTATTTCAGCTACGTTAGGAGTAAAGATCTTAGAGCTATTCCCGCTACGTTAGGAGTAAAGATCTTAGAGCTATTCCCGCTACGTTAGGAGTTTCGCCAAATAATATATAAACCTCGGCTTTAGGGACTGCTATAATACAGGTCGGCTAAATATTTCCGGCCCCCCGCCCCCATACGCCCCCCTTGCAGTTTTTTCCACTATCAACGTAGCTCAAACATTTTCTATTCAAAAATATCTATGTCGCCTTTCGTTAACACCTCAACTTTAGAATCTTCATTAGATTTTATATCTATTATATCTATATTATTTTCCATGGCTTCAGGTGCTCCATGCGCTGATGGTGACGCTAGGAGTCCATGACTATTATTGCTCGAATCTAATGCGGCGCGCTTACGCGCTTCGTTCAACGCAGTGCCGATATCAATAGTTGTTGACACCTCTAAATTCAAGCGATCACCGTATATCTGTGGTTTCCGCTTCGATAGAACCCACTTAGAGTTGTCTGATTTCAATCTGGCGCGATTTACGTCAATGCTGTGATCGTCTGCAATGTCAAGTAAATCATCTGCTAAATGTTCTAAACCTTCCAGACGCGCTGTGGCGAAATTATCCTCGAATTTTGGGTTACTCTGCTTGTATTTATAGAAGTGGTATGAGCTAATGAGGATTTTGTCCAAAATTCGTCTTAGTGACATTCCTTCTATTGCTAGCTCAATTGCAGTGTTTTTCTGCTCCTCAGTCAACTGTACTGTGGGTTTCCTAATCTCTATTTCGCCAGCCATAGTTCTCCAAAAGTCTTGTAAGTCGTATAAGTTGAATACCACGTGTACGTTGAATACTCTGTGTACGTTTAATACTCTGTGTACGTTGAATACTCTGTGTACGTTTAATACCACGCGTATGGTGTATAACTTATTATTTTGTCTATAAGTTCTACATATTTTCAATTATACGGTATTCTTGCCAATTTTTAAGTTTTTATCACTTTGTACCTCTTTAAGTCTATAAGTTATACATCCCTTAGCCTCTCAGGTCCAATGCCTTTGACAAGGCCAGTGGCATGCTCGCTGCACTATGTATTGGTATCGACTTAAACACTAACAAAGGGTTTTACCATGCAAGCAAAATTTCTAATGATAGCTATCCAGCTTATAAAAAATAAACACAATATCTGTTTTGATATATCCAGTGAAAACGGCCAGATTTTTGAAAACGTGGCCCACATGGATTGGTTTGAGGATGCAATTGCGGAGCGAATCCAAAACGATTATCCAAACGCCGATCTAACAGACCTCATGGCTATTTATAGCGTTTTATAAAAATAAACCAAATTAAACACTAACAAAGGACGTACCAAATGATCTCAACAACTCTAACAGCTATTTCAATAGCCTTAAACATAGCAATTGCAGACATGGAAGCTGCTAAACCCAAAGACAGCTTATGTGAAATGAACAGCTACGAAGCTCAACAAATATTAGACAACTTCGAAACTCATTCCACAAATTACGAGATTCAAATAGAAGAATATTGCGATTTATAAGACTGCATATTTTTAAAAACGACTAATTAACTAACCAATAAAAAAGGATGTGAAACATGAAACAATCTGAATTAAATAGTATATTAAGACTGCATAAATTATGGCGTAATGGTCTACCGGAAGGCGAAAAAGCTAATCTTAGTAGCGCCGATCTTAGTGGTGCTAATCTTAGTAGCGCCGATCTTAGTGGTGCTAATCTTAGTGGTGCTAATCTTCGTGGTGCCGATCTTATTGGTGCTACTCTTAGTAGCGCCGATCTTATTGATGCTACTCTTAGTAGCGCCGATCTTAGTTGTGCTACTCTTAGTAGCGCCGATCTTAGTTGTGCTAATCTTATTTGTGCTAATCTTCGTGGTGCCGATCTTATTGGTGCTAATCTTAGTAGCGCCGATCTTAGTTGTGCTAATCTTATTTGTGCTAATCTTCGTGGTGCCGATCTTAGTTGTGCTAATCTTCGTGGTGCCGATCTTACTGGTGCTACTCTTATTTGTGCTAATCTTCGTGGTGCCGATCTTACTGGTGCTAATCTTAGTAGCGCCGATCTTAGTGGTGCTAATCTTATTGATGCTAATCTTAGTAGCGCCGATCTTCGTTATACCGATTTTAGTAGCGCTGTGGGTTTCGACATAACTTATAAATATAAAGCTGAGTTCTTTGTTGGAATCAGTAAAAAATGGGACATCGTCACCGTTGGATGTAAAACCCATACGACCCTAGAATGGATGTCTTATATTGAGTCCGGTTTAGAGATATATGCTCATGCATGCAGAGATGAAAAGTCTCATAGTAACTGCATAAAAATTATAAAAGAAGCGATTAACTATATTGAAACTAATTAAAAAAGGATGTGAAAAATGAAACGAATATCTGAAAAAGATCTTGAAGCAGTAATAAAACGTATAAATATTATCCTTAAAGCACCACTTGAGCCATATGTAAAAACGGGCTCAAAATTTAAAGCTCAAATAGGAAACTATCATTTAGCCATTGAGGGCGGGGGCTTCCATCTACAAAAGATGTCATGTAAAAACGGCTCGGTATCTCGAATTTTATATGGAGCTACAAAAACCGAGCTCTACAATAATATTCAAAGCTTTATTTCGGGACTATACGAAGGGGGTTTACGATGAATAATAAAACTTTTTACATATCAACTATATTAATAGTGTCGCTTCTTATTCTGTGCTCAAGCTGCTCTAAAGACTCTAATACCTCAACCCCCTTGGGAGATTCAAAATTCCTAGGGGTTTACTCTAATAGCCTTGAAACTTTGTCAATAACTGCTCAAGGTGAGTTTTTTATTTTTGGGAATTGTAACTATCAAGGTTTTATTGAGCCAATAAATGAGGACGATGGTGATTATGATTTAAGGGTTTATTTTGTTTCAGGGCCTAAATGCCTTATTCAACCTGAAACCTATAATTGCTTTATTGAGTTAAGTGAGCCAGATCTACTTATAGCTTGTGGCTCTAATTCTAATATAGAGTTTAATTTTAAAAGGGGTAATTAGGATGAAACCCCTTTTATCACTAATAGCCTTAGCCTCTTTTGATTCTATTAAGAGCGGCGTCTTTTTTTATCCCAAAAAAGCCTCTAACCTTATTGCCGATTGTGTCTTTTTTCTGTTTTTCTTCTCTAAGCTTTTTAATTCTGGCTTTTTGAGCAGTGTTCAGTCTGTTTTTTACCTCATTTTTGATGGGTTTTGCCATGTTTTACCCCCCTTTCACGTCATTAAACTACCACTTAAACCACTAAAAAAGGACTTATAATTATGGAATCACTTAAAATAGAAGTACAGATTAGGTCTAAATATGGCCGCGACTTAATATATCCAGTGAACAGCGTCGCATTTAAATTCACTGAACTTTTAAATAAGAAGACCTTTAACCGTTCAGATTTAGAAAAACTAACCAAAATAGGCTTTAACGTCGAATTTGTTTTAAGGTCGTTAGATTTAACAATTTTAAGCTAAATTAAAAGTTAAGCCAAATAGACTGGCCCCAAAGCTAAGAGATAAACGTCTTTTTGGGGTTTTTAGGGCTGTTTGCCTCAATTCTAACTTAAAATGGTACTTGGAACCGACCTATAAGTACCAAAAACCTTAAATACCAGCCTTTAAGTTCCGACAAGATTCAAGCCAGTAAAGGCTTACAGGGTTTTGGTACTTATGTACTCTTCTTTTATAATATATATATAAATATATAGTACTATAGGGAGCTTTATGTACTCTAATCCTGTGGCGTTTTTATATTATAATCCTGTGGCGTTTTTTGCCCCTTTTTACGGTTACCACTGTTCCAATATGCTAGAACCTAAGCCCATAGGCACTTACAGCGGTATTATAAGTGTTTTTTAAGGGTTCCAACGGTACGCTAAGAAGAGTACCACGGTTCTATACCCTCTAGTTTCGATCTGACAAGAACCAATACGAGTCCCACCCCCGTCCCAATAAGATTCCAGTTAATTAGCCCCATAAACTTAATAGTTTTTAACAATACCCTTTAATTAGTGCATATTAGTCTTATGCGAGATTTTAGCAAAAAAACTGCCTACAAAGTCCAACATCTACCTGATGCGGAAAAGAAACAATATCTAGTAGAAAAGGATAGGCTCGAATTAATGGCACTAATCGAAGATCAAGCGGATAGGGCTAGTGATAAAAAAGACCTCACCCGCGAAGAGTATTATAAAACCCTTTCCCAAAAAAAGGTAAAAGAGCTCGAAAGGGTTAGAGTTCTACATTTCGTACATAGGGGAAGACTTAAAGGTGGTAGGGATAAAATCCAAGAGGACGCTATAGCCTTAACCCAATTTGAGCGGATAGTGATTAAATTTGGTAGTATATCGAACCTTTATAAATGTTTAAACACTCATAGACCTGGGAGTGTAGCCCTCACTACCATATATAATTGGAGATTAGGCGCTGGTGGGAAGGGGATCGTCCCCAACAAATACGCCAAAGCACTGCGCTCCGCTGCTAGGTTAGAGGGGATTTACCTTAGCGACGAGGATTTCAACCCTAGCACTATGGTTTTGAGGCATAAATAGTGAAAACATTGATATTAGGTATAGATCCAGGGCTCACGGGGGCATTAGCACTTATAGACTTTAAAACCTTAGCTATAGAGGCGGTGTTTGACGTTCCAACCTACCGTACACTATCTAAGTCTAGAAAATCAGGAAAGCTCACCCACATAGATATGTATTCCACGGTGTCTAAGCTTAGACCTTACAGGGACCGCATTATAATGGCGCTAATAGAGGAGCCAGGCGCTATGCCAGGACAAGGGCTAGGCTCGACTTTCAAGTTTGGCAAGGTTTGTGGTCAAATAGAAGGTCTACTTGCAGGGCTAGACATACCTTTGCACCCAGTGAAGCCGTCTGTTTGGAAAATGGCGTTAGGATTGGACGCAGATAAAAACGCCACTATGAGCGAAATAAAGCGCCTCTACCCCCAGCTAGTAGCATCCATGTTTAGTAGGAAAAAAGACCATGACAGAGCTGAAGCGGTACTACTTGCTAGGTTTGCAACCACTCACTTAAAATCATTTATAGAATTTTGTATTTAGAACTAGACATATTAAGCATATAGTATTAAAGTGATTATTCACTTTAATTAGTATATCCCTCCCCGTTATGAACCACGTCATACCCGAATACTTTTATGTCGAATCTATCGACGCCCGATACGTCGTCTCGGATTCTAAAGACTATTTTTTTGTTAGAGCCTTTAGGGATTTTAACCCCATATTGAAGGCCGAAAACTTCCTTAACGTCTAATACGGGGTTATAGGCTTCACTCGAACCCTCGACATTACTGGACTTAAAAGCTGAGGTCCCACCCCCGAATGCAGGTTTAAAATTACATATTTGGACAAAATCGAAGTTAGATTTTAAAGCGTCGCTTAAAAACACATCTCCAAGGTCTTTATCTTCATAAAACATTTGGCATCCGTTAGATAGCGCAGATATATTGCCGAACTTGTTAAAAGTAGCGCCAGCGTCTGCAATGGTGAATGCAAGTGTTAGAACCTGGCGGTCATAGTCTGGATCAGATTCTATGAAAAAATCTTTAGTAGTCACGGAGCCGTCAACTAGCATTGATGTAGCTCCAGCAGCGTTTGCCATTAGAGATACGAAAGGCTTTAGAATAGTTTTAGGATCTTCAGGAGGAAAGCCAGTCACACCTGTTAGAGCGGATCTATTTCTATCGACTTTTAAAAAGCGTCTAGAGCCCCCGCCGTCTTGTAGCCTCGTATCTATTCCCATAGATCACGCGCTTTCGGACATATAGAAACTGAGTCTTGTATAAGCAACGCCTGCAGCGGTAGACCCGGTGTGAGTGATTATAAGACTCGCACCCCTAGTTAAAACTAACGAACCGTCTTTATTATAGGACTGCATGGAATTTGCCTCATAGTTTCTATCGATTTCGGTGTAGTTGGTATCGACTATAGTAGTTGTACCACTATAGACGTTAGCACTAGAGACCACTTGTTGACCTATGTTTACATTAGTCGGTGTTAACACGGCACCGCCTGAAGTGTATTCTCCGCCACCTTCGATAGTGAAAAACGCCGCTGCAGAGGCCGCCGCAGCTCCTATGCTCATAATCCTAATAAAAGTTACGACTAAGTCCTCAGCCGAATCATTAGTCACACTCATAATAGTTTGCTTAGAGGCTAATATGTTGACGTTAGTAGAGACTTGAAAGGCTTTAGCATGGACATGGCTTACGTGATGTTGACGCGAATTTACAACCGCGTCGGTTACTAATTGATTTTCTTCGTTTACTTTTGCAAACCTACCGTTTCCGGTTCCAGATTCAATAATCATAACTTAGTCCCTTCAGCATGAGGGGCAAAACCCAGCATGACTTTTACTTTATCCCCAACAAGACCAGTAGCTTTTATAGCTAAAGACCTAGTGTTTCCTAAAACAATCCCACCTTCATATTCGCAGTTAAACGGAGTGTTCGCTGATAAAAAGAAACCGTCTATTAGAAAATTAGGAGTTGTAGTTAGGATTAAATCCGCAGACGCTCCACCTTCGTAGGTAGTAGCAACTAAGGATGTTGGATTTCCTAGATTAGTGTTTAGCATAGTTAAAGCATTTCCACCGGATGCATAATCATTATCTGAAATTATGTCGATTTCTACATCGGCGTCGGCGCTTATTCGAAGCCAGTAGATTTCTAGATCTTTTGTGCCGTCTGTGTTTTGCAAAAACGCGCAATTGGTTAATGACGAATCCGCGAGGGTGGTTTCGAACAGCTTAGCATAAGAATTTTTATGAAAAGTTGCATGGTGAGACATATGTGAAATTACATTAGACCTTGTATATAATCTCCCATGATCATCCACTTGAACGGCTTGCCCGGTGCCTCTACCGTCTTTGATTATAAAATGACTCATTTATATTTCTCCCCCGTTAGGACGCTTAAATGGAAATTGACTTCTTTCAACTCACTGTAGATAGAACCCAATAAAGCGGTAGTCTCTTCAGTGTCTATTTTGGCTGAGCCGTCGGGACTGTTTAGAGTCTTATAGGCTAAATCAAAAGTATCAAGACCGCGTTTAGTTTCTACAGTGGTCCCGGTAACGTCCGCGTATTTATTAGTAGCGTCGCTCGGATCTCCCGAAAGCTCTGTGGTTTTTGTAGGTGTATATATTTTTCCTGACATGAATCGAATAATATGCGACTAGTGTTTATGGGGCAATTATTTTCTTATCAAAAAGAGGGCGTTAAATTTCTAATAAATAACAAGATAGCACTTCTAGGCGATGAGATGGGTTTAGGTAAGACAATACAGACCATCCGTGGCCTAGATAGCGTCCTTGCAACTAAAGTCCTGATTATATGTCCTACGGTAGCAAGAATCAATTGGATGCGCGAATTTGAGATGTGGACTAAAACCACTAGAAACTATATTATACTAGAAAAGTTGTCAGATAAGATTCCAAAATCCGAAACAGAAAACTCCAAAGTCAAATATTACACACGTAACAATGGTGACATAGGTAACATAGTTGCCATAGTTTCGTTCACTTATGCCACACAAAACGTAGACTATTTAAAAACTCAGAATTGGGATTGTATAGTAGCCGACGAGGCGCATTTTCTAAAAAACCCTACGGCTAAAAGATCTAAATCCATAATAGGAAAAGAGGGATTAATACATTCATCAAAAAGGTTTTGGTTTTTGACGGGGACGCCTGCACCTAATCACCCAGGGGAGTTATGGATTTTTCTTTATATTAGTGGGGTTACGAAATTGTCCTACACTGATTTTGTTATGAGGTATTGCAGAGCTATACAAACAACATACGGTTTAAAAATTCTCGGTGCTCAGGTGCAATTAATCCCTGAGCTTCGATCACTGTTAAAGCATATAATGCTAAGACGAAAGAAAGAGGACGTTATGAAAGAATTGCCGCCGATATCATATAGTAAATATAACGTAGAGCCTGGGCTAGTGGATCTAGAAATAATGCCGTCTTTTACTCAATACTTTGTACCTACGAATTGCAGAGACGAGCTCATGGAAAAGATACAAAAAGAACACGACATGATGCAATTGGTATGGGACTCAACGCCTTTAAACGTACCAGGGAGGCTTTTATCCTATCAACACATAGCAAAGTCTATCTCAACATTAAGACGCTACAACGCCCTTCAAAAAGTGGAAGGCACTATACAGCACGCTTTAAATTGTTTTGAAAATAAAGATGTAGAGAAGTTAGTTATATTCGCACTACATCAAGATGTTATAGAGGGGTTAAGAATAGGCCTTAGAGAATTTCACCCGCAGGTTTTATTCGGTAGAACTCCCCCACATAAAAGACAAAAAAGAATTGATAGATTTCAAAATGATCCGTCTGCGAAAGTCTTTATAGGAAACATTCACGCAGCGGGGACGGCTATCACTCTAACAGCCGCGCATCATGTTTGGTTTATAGAACAAGATTGGGTTCCAGGGAATAACGCTCAAGCCATTATGAGGTGTCATAGGATAGGTCAAGAGCACAAAGTTTTTGTCAAGTTTATAACTCTAGACGGAACTTTAGACGCGAAGGTAGATTTCATTTTAAAACAGAAAGTAGAGGATTTAACAAAAATCTTTGATTAAATTAAGACTTGCAATAGTTTAGGTATTGGTGAATGCTTTACAAAATTTTAACGGGATAGGGGTCACATGATTAAAGTATCATTCGAAGCTGAAAATAAAACAAAATTATATGAAGAAATTATCGGGTTTTTAGGAATTGAGGCTGTAGTCTCTAAAGCCAAAAGCTCCCAGGACACGGTTTTAACGCCAAAAGAGGGCGAAGCCCCTTTAACTGAAAAAGTTAAAAAGGTTAGAAAATCTAGAAAAAAAGCTGAAGTTACGTCCGAAAAAGAGAAGGAGGAAAGAGAAGGTTTAGGTAGGCCAATCTCCGGTCCTGAAAGAAACTTAGCTATTAAAAAAGGCGAGATCGTGACTAAAACTGCAGTCAGTGACGCCCTCCAAAAGCTCAATATCGCTAAAGGTCTTGAGGTTTGTAAATCCGTTCTAGACGAATATGATTGTAAGCGTGTAGGGGATCTACCAGAAGAAAACTATAAAGAATTTATCGCAGCTTGCACTAAGAACATGGCCTAATGCTATGTCTGAAATTGCACATTCAAAACTAGGAGCGTCGTCATACTATCGATGGAAAGCATGCCCTGGATCGGTTAAGTTATCTGAAGGTATCGAATCGACTGAGTCTTCGTATGCTAGAGAGGGGACTCTCGCGCATGACGTAGCTTCAGGGGCATTAGATAACTTCTTTTTCCAAAAAGGAAAGCCCGCCGTCCCACCGAATATGGCTTCTGATTTTATGCCGTCTATCATTGTATATGTGGACGCTGTTAAGAGGGTAGCGAGTTACGCCAATGCCAAAGCCGATTCTGGACATATTCTAATAGAAAATAGATTTAATCTTGAGAAGATCCATAAAGGAATGTTTGGAACTGCGGATGCGGTAATCTACTGGCCTGATGAGAAGAAACTAACGGTTATAGATTATAAACATGGGGCGGGAATTCCAGTCGAGGCTATTAATAACTTACAGCTTTTATATTACGGCTTAGGGGCTATGGTCTCTAATGGTTTTAGATGTAATACTCTAGAGGTTAAGATCATTCAGCCTAGATGCCCACATAAAGACGGCCCTGAAAGAACTTGGTCCATAGGTATATTAGAGATTTTAGATTTTATGCAACAACTTGGTGAAGATGCAAGAGCAACTGAAGTCGAAAACGCGCCTTTAAACCCAGGTGGTCATTGCAGGTTTTGCCCTGCAGCCCCTTCGAAATGCCCTAAGCTAAAAGAGAAAGCTTTAGTCGAGGCTAGAAAACAATTTGGCGCAGAACTTGCCTATGACCCTATAGAATTGAAAGATGTTTTAGACAAAATTCCAATGCTAGAGGCCTATGTTAAATCAGTTAGAGAATTTGCATATCAAGAGGCTCTTAAAGGTCGAGGGGCGAGCGGATATAAGCTAGTGCAGAAAAGAGCAACTAGAAAATGGAATAAACCCGATGCGGATATATCTAGGTTTTTAGATAATAATTTTAAGCTGCATGATCACGCGCTTTACACGAAAAAACTATTATCCCCCGCGCAGATAGAAAAACTCATACCAAAAGATAATAGAAAAGAATTAGAAAAACTAATTGTTAAAGAGTCTTCAGGATATAAATTAGTCACTGAAGCGTCACCGGGGATAGGGGCGAAACTAGATCCTAAGTCCCAATTTAAGGTCATAGAATAGTGAGTAAAAAAGCCTTTAAAAACTGGAATGACAGGTCTAAAGGTGTGATTATTCTTAGAAAACCAACAAAGCCTAATTGGGCTAAAAAACCAACAACGAGTAGGGGGCCTACTAACGATGAAAACAACAAACCGAAAAAAGATGAAAACCAATAACTACACAAAAAGGGGATTGAAATGAGCACAATTAACACACCTACTTTCCGAGTATCCTACCCAAATGTTTTTGAAGCTAAAATGAACGATTTGAGTAATCAAATGGAATTCAGTTTAGAAGCTATTTTCGATAAAGATGCGGATTTAACACCTCTAAAAGAGGTCGCACAAAAAGCTTTAACCGATAAATTTGGACATGATAAAACGACGTGGCCGCAAGGTTTACGAACTCCTTTTAAAAAACAAGAAATGAAAGCTAAAACCGTAAATGGTAAACAGGTACTCCCACCCCCATACGAAGAGGGCGGTATATATTTAAACCTTAGAAATAAGCAAAGACCATCAGTAGTTGATAGGGGCTTAAACGTAATTATTGACCCATCTGACTTCTATGCCGGATGCTATGCGATAGCTTCGGTAAACGTCTATGCGTACTCTAAAGGTGGCAATTCAGGTGTTAATTTCTCACTCTCTAACATTCAAAAAGTTAAAGACGGAGACCCTTTAGGGGGTAAAACACGACCGGAAGATGATTTCATAGCAGTAGCTACTGAGAAAGAAACGTCGTCTTCCGTTGATTTATTCGAATAAAACTATGCGAGGAGACTGTGTTTTTCTAAAGAGTTAGCTATCCCGTTAATAAATCTGAATTTCCAGTCGCCTCGCACCTTTTAAGCTTAAACGCTTTTATAATCTCTGTTAGGGGGTAAGGTGTATAGCTACGCCTCAATTGATTTTGAAACATTCTCGCAATGTGATTTAACGAAATGTGGAGCGGATGTTTACGCAGAAGACATCACTACTGAAGTGTTATGTCTAGCCTATGCGTTTAACGAAGATCCAATAAAAGAATGGCTACCCGGGGATGAATTACCAATAGATTTAATAGATCACGTTAGGAAAAAAGGGATTATAAAAGGTCACAATTCCGGGGCTTTTGAGTATCTTATTTGGAATAACTGCTTGCCCGATGAGTTTTTAAAATTAGATATAAATCAAATCGAAGACACTCTTGCTCAGACCTATGCAATGTCGCTTCCGGGGGCATTAGAGAAAGCGGCACCCGCTGCGGGATTAGATATAAAAAAAGATGTAAAAGGTAAGCGGGTTATGCTTCAGCTCTGCAAACCTAAAAAAAATAAAGACGGGAGTCTAACTAGGTACACACCTGAAAATGCACCTGAAAAGTTTCAAGTTTTATATGACTACTGTAAACAAGATGTAGAGGTAGAAAGAACTCTAAGTAGAAGATTATTAAAATTGTCTGATAGTGAGTCCAAGTTGTGGCGGTTAGATTGGCTAATAAACAGTAGAGGCGTTGAGATAGATGTCGAATGCGCTAAAAACGCCCTAGAAATAGTGGACCTGGAAAAAGAAAACCTAAACCTCAAAATGCGGAATTTAACCTATAACAAAGTTGCCACTTGTAACGCAGTTTCGCAGATTGTAACTTTCCTAGAGGCTTATGGTATTGAAGTCGAGTCCTTAGCAAAAGAGGATTTGTCTGCACTATTAGAAACCGATTTGCCCGATATTTGTAGGAGTGTTTTGCTCCTAAGACAAGAGGCTGCAAAAACCTCGACTGCAAAAATAAAATCAATGCTTATGTCGGCCGGGGACGGCTCTAGAATACGGGGGCTTTTCCAGTATCACGGGGCAATTACGGGACGTTGGGCAGGGCGTAGAGTACAACTGCAAAATCTCCCAAGGCCAACACTAAACCAAAATGAAATAGATATAATATTTAATACCCTCGCGACTAAAAGCATTCACAATGCTTCAAGGGAAATAGATATGATTTATGGGCCTATAATGCCCGCTATTTCGTCGTGTATTAGGGGGTTTTTGTGCGCTAAAAAAGGACACGACTTAATTAGTTGTGATTTTTCAGCAATCGAGGCGCGGGTTTTGGCCTGGCTCGCAGACGAACAAAGCGTATTAGATGTTTTTAGAGGTGACGGTAAGATCTACGAACATGCAGCAAGCGGTATATATGGCGTTGAAGTCACTAATGTAACAAAAGACCAAAGACTTATTGGTAAAGTAGCCATTTTAGCACTGGGCTATGGTGGGGGTGTTGTAGCGTTTCAACACATGGCTAAAGTATATAAGGTTGAGATATCAGATAGCGACGCTGAGAATATAAAGCTTGCTTGGAGGGATAAGAATAAAAAGATTGTTAAGTATTGGTACGAATTAGAAAATGCTTCGATCCAAGCGGCCAACAATGTTGGAGCACAATTTACCGCCGGACCAAAAGCAAATAAAGTAACATATTTAAAAAAAGGATCGTTTCTTTGGTGTAAGCTACCGTCAAATAGAGCCATTTGCTACCCGTATCCTGAAATAAACATGGTTACGACACCATGGGGTAAAGAAAAACGGGCCTTAACTTATATGGGAGTTGATAGCTACACTAATAAATGGACTCGGCTTAAGACTTACGGTGCTAAACTTTCAGAAAACATCACTCAAGCCGTAGCTAGGGATATCTTAGCCGAATCTATGTTTATCTTGGAGCGTGAAAACTATCCTATAGTTATGCATATACACGATGAAATAGTCGTTGAAGTCCCTAAAGGTTTTGGGAGTGTAAACGAAGTTGAGGGACTAATGTCTATAGTTCCGGGGTGGGCAAAAGGATTGCCTTTGAGCGCCGAGGGTTGGCGAGGGGATAGGTTTAGAAAATGAGTTTATTAAAATCGGCGCTGCAGTTAGCAGAAAAAGGCTTCCACGTATTTCCCTTAGTAGAAAACTCGAAAATACCTCTTATAAAAGATTTTCCGAACATAGCCTCAAAAGACCCAGAGACTATAAAAGCTTGGTGGGTCGATGAGTTTTTAGATCTAGAACAAAACTACAATATAGGTATTTCAACGACTAGTTACAATTGCACTCAAGCCCTAATCGTTGTGGATGTTGACAACAAAAAAGACAAAAACGGAAGTGATGAATTATTAAAACTAGAAATGCAAGGATTTGACGTTGAAAGCACTTACACCCAGACGACTCCTACGGGTGGTGAGCATTTAGTTTTTCTAGCGCAAAATGCAGTTAAACAGGGCGTGAATGTATTAGCTAGAGGCTTAGATATTAGAAGTCGGGGCGGGTATATCGTAGGCGCAGGCTCTAAAATAAATGGCGATGTATACCTAGGAAACGATGAGTCCATTTCGGAATGCCCAACGTGGATTTCTAAAAAATGTGGTGAGCCTATAGAAAAAAACCTTAGAGAAATAGACGTGTCAAATATCAACGAGGACGTAGCTATATCTAGAGCTAAAGACTATTTAAAGACCGCTGATATAGCTCTAGAAGGGGACGGGGGGACGCAAACTACTTTTAAAGTCTCGGCCTACCTAAAAGATTTAGGACTATCCCCTGAAAACAATATAGATCTACTATTAGAGTGGAATGAGTCTTGCGAACCCCCTTGGGAAGTAGAGGACTTAGAAAAGATAGTAGACAGTGTGTATAGATACGGTAAAGAACCCGTTGGACTTATCGCGCCTGAAAGTGATTTTGAAGCTTTACCTGAAGAGATAAAAGACAAATCCTATTTAGAAAAACTAAACGATAGGTATGCGCTTGTAATAGAAGACGGTGGGCATAGTATTTTAGAAGAAACCGTAGACGAACAAGGCAGGCTTAAAAGAAAGTTCTACTCTGAAGCTACCTTTAAGCGAAAACTATCCACTAAAACGGTTATGATAGGTGATAAGTTTAAAAAACAAGCCGACATTTGGTTAGATTGGGAGGGTAGACGGGAATATAATGGCCTTTGTTTTAAGCCGGAACAAGATGCTAAAAACGGCTATTATAATCTTTGGAAAGGGTTCACCTGTAAACCTAAGCCCTACGCACAAGCAAGCTCAGACGCTAAAAAAGGTTTTGATATGTATATGTCACACATCGAAGAAAACATGTGTGACGGAAATGCAGAGCACTTTAAATGGATCATGGGATATTTCGCGCATCTTATACAAAAGCCCTACGAAAAACCACTAGTCACCTTGGTTTTTAAAGGCTCTAAGGGTGTCGGTAAAAACGTAGCTATTGATAGAATGGGAAAGCTCATAGGGGCTAATCAATATTTAGTCGCACACAATTCAAGGTACTTAACATCTAACTTTAACGGGCATATGGACTCCTGTTTATGTCTAGTCCTAGACGAGGCCTTTTGGAGCGGAGACAAAGGGGCTGAAGGGGTTTTAAAAGGACTTACCACTTCACCTGAGATTCAAATAGAACGAAAAGGTAAAGAGCCTTACATGGTGAATAACTACATACGCTTTATAATCATCGGTAATGAGGAGTGGTTAGTCCCTGCGTCCGCAGATGAGAGAAGATATGGAGTGTTTCAAGTCGGTGACGGTAGGAAAAAAGATGTTAAGTTTTTTTCGGAAATGGTTAGACTTATGGACACTCAAGGGGGGCTTGAAATCCTATTAGATTACCTAAAGAAATTTGATTTATCTCAAGTGGAAGTGAATGTCGCGCCAAACACAAAAGCCCTACAAGAACAAAAAGAATTGTCTCTTGATGCTTTAGACCAATATTGGGAAGAGTGCTTAGACGAAGGTAGAATTTATGGGACGACATACGACTTCGGACTTAATAATAAAATAAGTAAAACAGATTTTTCCAATGCGATATATGCGTATCTAAAAAACCGAAACATAGGATCTTGGCGCCCCACTAAAAGGGCTATAGGCCTTAGGCTTAGAAAATGGCTTCCGTCACTAGATAATACAGGTTGGGTGGGCCCTAGAAAAGATAGGCTCAGAGCATATGAGCTAAACACCCTCGAATCGTGTAGAGATAATTGGGATAAATACCTAAACGGAAGCTAGGGTTTAAAATACCTATTTCTAGAAACTTTTCGTCTATCAACATGAACCCAACTTGATCCGGGGTTTCTTTCCATTCTAATTTCTAGTTTATGTAAATAGGGGACTAATAACTCTCTAACTCTATCACAATTCATATTGAAGACTTTAAAATCTGAAGCTTTCCCCAAGAGGTGTTGGGACTTAAGAGCTCCGCCAATGTGTTTGTTATAGGCTTTAGGTCTATAGCCCGATGTAATACTAATAGGACGCCCTAAAATATTTCTAATTTCTTGCATTACTTGAGCGGTTAGAATTAGCTCGGCTTTGATTTCATCCGGTGGTATCACGTAGGAATCAAGATTTTTCAAACATAAAAACTCATACCAATAAAAGTTTTCACACCCAGGGATGAGTTCATTTATATCAATTGCACTGTGTTTTTTATTTCTCATTTTCCCACATTTCTTTTACTCTCTCTATTTGATTTCTAGAATCAATTCGCATCTTCGTTCTTGATAAACCTTGTCGAAACATTATCTCATTGAACTTTATGTAGTCTTCTTTTGCTTGATCATC